GTTAGCATTTGCAACACCAAATAAACTTACAGTTTCTTCAGAGATAGCGTGAACACCAATAAATTCGTTAAGAACTGCCGGAGAACCTGCAACACAAGCACCTTTGAAAAATACAACATCTGTAGCAACTATTTCATCTAAAGCAATATTTCCTGTAGATTTCTTAAGTGTTATTGTTTTGTCTTTAAGAGAATATCCTAAAATTTCGTATGCATTTGAATCTCTGTTAGTTGCTTTGTCAGCAGAAAATACTTCTACTTTAGCACCAGTAGTACCATTCCAAACACCTGCAGCCCATTCAGAAACTTCGATTTCGATAGCTTCATCATTTGCTCCACCTACACTATCAGTCTTAACAATTCCAAGTCCTGATTGTCCGTAGAACATTTGAACTTCTAATCTGTGATAGATTGATTTAAGCATGTTTCCAACCATAAGGTCCATTGCTTTTTCGATTGATTGTTCACCAGAAGCTGATCTGTTTAGTGCTGCAATAGAGATTGCAGATCTTAAAACAAGTTCTCTTGCTTTAACAGAAGCTTTCTTCATTTTAAATTCTTTAGCATCTTCAAGATCAAATAAAGATCCATCTTCACCACCGTAAGTAAATCCTGATTCTAAAGAAAGAATAACAGGTTCAACATAAGCATCCCCAACTTTTTTAGATGAATCATACTTTACAGCATTATACAATTTAACATGATCTGGTACTAGTTTTGTTACTTCAGACGCGTATCTGTCTTTATATAGACCGTTCAGCGTAGCTACTTCATTAGCCATTTTAATTTCCTTTGTCCTACTTCTTTCAGACAGTTAGTTTAGTTAAAAGTTACACGAAAACGACCATCCTATTCTTCTTTTTAGTAAAAATTGGTATTCCAGATCTAGAGCAGGAGTCCGAGGATATCCTGATTGTTCCGAAAATCTCCTTAAACGGCATAAGCAGCTTCTAGAGGTCTTTTCTAAGGGCAAAATTACCCTTCATAACATAGTTGTTAATATAAAGCTACTGTAATCGAATAAAAAACAATAAATATTAGCTTTTTCAACAATTACAGCAACTTAGTTATCTAAATAATTCACTCAGTTTTCTACCCGGAACTTTATCTTCCTCTGCATCAACAGGTTTTGTTGCAACGTCTTTATTAATAGACTTTGTATTCTTAATTTGAGTTTCTTTAGCATTTTGAAGTCTTTCTTCTCTAAGCTTTTCAATCAAATTCTTCCCTAGGTACTTCTTAAGAACATCTGTACTCTTAAATCTTCCTGCAGCTTTCTCGTATTGCTGCTTAAGTTGATCCTTAACAGTAGGTAAAACATCCTTTGCTGTCATATCGTAACCATTCTTAACTGCCCACATTAATTCGTTAGCAATTAGCCCAATAGTCTCTTTATCAGCTATAAGCTCATCATCGCTCTCTAATGCTGACATAATATCTGTTTGTATCTCGTCTGCTAAAAGCTTTCTTTGCTCTGTCTGCTCTCTATCTTGCTTCTCTTGAGCCATCTTATCTCTTTGTGACCTAAGATCTTCAAGTTCATTATCTCTTTCTTCCGACGCTTTTTGCTCTGGAGTCATTTGTGCCGCTGCATGTCTTTTATTAACAAAGTCTGTTACATAAGCCATTTCATCAAAGTCTGGATCTAGTGATTTTAAAGCTGCGAATGGATCGTTTAAGATGTTTTGAAGTCCTGCATTATAAGTCTTCTTTAATTCAGCTAACTCTTGAGTACTCTTCTGACCCTTCGCTGCTAATTGCAGTTGACGAATCATTTGCTCTTCATCGTTGACATCGATCTCTCTCACTATCGACTTACCATCAACTTTGATAGTATACTGACGAATCATGTCTTTGATTTCTTCTTCTGATGCACCATCTTCTGCTGCTGCTTGAATTTCGTCTTCTAGTTCAGCTTCTGTTTCGGCTTGTACTTCTGGAGCTGATTCTGAAACTGGTTCCGACACTTCCTCACTTAATTCCTGTGATTCTTCAATAACCTCTTCTTCAATGGGCGCACTTTCTTCTATAGCCTCTGGTGCTATTACTTCTTCTGACATATATTCTCCTTGCTAGTCCTATGGATGTAGCATAGTTACCTCGCCGTAATGGTAGAGGTTTAATTACTGTCGTTGTCTACTTTCTTTTGTCGCTCTTCTCTTTCATGATCTTTTTGCGAATACCCTTTAGGTTTTAAACCAAATGTACGATTTCTAGATTCACGTTTGAATTCAACTCCTAAACTTTCTAGATCTTCTCGCGCTTCTTTTTTAAGTATGTTCATGTTTTTATGTTTGCGACTCTTTTTTACAAATTCTTTACTTCTCTCGTTACGAACATAGTATTCCATCTCTTCTTCATTGATGATCACTCGATAGCTTGCGCCGTTTTTACTTGACGTAAACTTTCTAAGGGATATTTTACACCCCGGTCTATAATCATAATCTATGTAACGTATTCTATTACTTGTACTCACTATAAATCACCCGGTTCCGTCGGCATATTGTCTGGTAGTATAGTACCTTCTCCTGCAGGGCGAGGTAGATTAGGCTGACCTGATGCATTAGTATCCTGCGGAGCCATTGTAGGAGCATTTCCTTGATCCATTGGTATTCCACCTTCTTGAGGCATTGGAGGCATAGGAGGTTGTCCACCTTGCTGACCCATATTTTCCGGCGTAGGAGCAGGAGCTATAGGAGTTTCTCCATTCATTTGAAGAAGCGCAGGATCTGTTGTACGAAGTAAGTTAACATGCTCTTGAACATGATCTAATACTATCTGTACTAGTTGAGGATCTTTCTTAAGTTCTGCATCGTTCAAAACTTCCATATGCTCTTTTATATGCATCGAATGTTTCTCTGACCATATTGCTTGTTGAATGTCTCCGTTGATCATACCTTCATTTTCTGATTTGATTAAAGTTAGATTGTCGATCTTACCATCTGTTAGGTAGTCGAGATTTCCAGTATTAAGAACCATTAGATATTTATCGGCATTATCAATTAGTCCCATCTGTAAAAGGTTTTCCGCAACTTGCGCTCTACCTGCTGTACTTTGCATCAAAGCATTTCCTGCGTCTACAATAACTCTGTTGATTGATGTGATATCTTCTGACTTAAACTCTTTCATTTCTGAAGTATTATTGATTCCTGCAATAGCTATCATTCTTGGAGCTTTTGCGAAGTCTTTTAGTAAGTTAATTAATCCTGTCCCTACATCTTCTAGTAGACGGATATAAGATTGTTGTAGTCCCGAAACAAACTGTAAAGCTTGCGACTGAACAAGTGCTAGTGCATTTCCAGATCTTAGTGATTGCTCTGGATTTCCACGCGCTACCGAGTTAACTCCTGATAATGTCTCCATAGTCTTTTCTAATAGGTTCATCATCTGATAAACTTCTGGACTAGTAGCAACTAATTGAAGCGGCTCTGGTTTCCCAAACTGTGCGTTATATTTTAAGAACTGCATACCATCACCAACATCTTCTGGCTCAATATCACAACCTCTAGGAGCTAGGATACTTTGAATACCAAATGCATTAATGTTTGTTGCTGCTGTTGAATATAAGCTGTTAAGCATTTCTTGTAGTGGTAATAAATCGAACATATCAGAGTATCCATAAGGAGTTCCAATAATGTTTGAAGGTGTGATTCTGTATACTGGTAATCCGCGATATGGGAGAACTGTATCCTCTAAAATCACTTCCTCGTTACAGTACATGAAGTAGTTACCATCTGGCATAGAAGCTGTTCTTTTGTGAAACATCTCGTAAATAAATACGTCTGAAGTTTCATTTCTTTTTGAGTAAGCTGACGAGTTTTTAACCATCATGTGCTTATCAACTGTATCTAGCTCGATTATCTGTTTTCTTAATTCTGGATATTTTGCGGCTAAGTCATACTTGTTGATTTTAGATCTAACTAGGACCCAATCGTTCTTGTCGTAATATTCTTTTGTTGCGTCAAAAACAACATCATATGGGGATATTAGTGAGAAGTCTACGTCACCTTCATGGATATTAAATCCGTCTAGTACGTTTCCTTGTTCATCTAATGGTATCCCATCCTCATCTGTTGAGTGTATGGAATTAGGATCAGGCTCCACTACGTCGTGAATTTCGCCCTTGTTACTATTCCATTCAAGTTTTACATAACCTGATCCTAGGACTATTGCGTATTGTACTGCATCTTTTAAAATTTCTTCTAATCTTTCTTCTCTCATATAATAATCAAGTAAACCATTTCCTAGCTTTGCTTGTATCATTGATTTTCTATCTGTATTCACCGCTCTACATTGAAATGCAGGTCTTGTTCCTGTTACCATAACATGTATATGACGCGCTAAGTTTCGGTAGTGATTTACTGCCAGATTTACTAGCTCACCATTTTCGCCGCCAAAAGATATTGCATGATCTCCATGTCCACTAGAACCGTAGTAATCTCCGTAATATGCTTTGTACGATCTCTCGATCTTATTCAAGTAGTTAGAGTCATTTATTCCTGCAAACCAATCACTTGACTTCTCGCGCAATACTCTTACTTTAACTTCAGCTTTATCTGCTGCAAAATATACGTTGTTCATATCATCCTTTGTAGTTTCTATTATATAGTTGCTAAAATGTATTAATTATTTTATCTCTTTTTTCCAATATTCATGATTTTCTTCATAGTTTCAGCAGTTTGAGAGGTTCTTCTAGCCTTTAATTTAGCTGATTGATAGGTATTTGGACCTATATTCACCCCATATCCAACTGGATAAGGATTCCTATAAGCATGTATGTTTCTAATTAGGTAGTATAACGCCGGTATAGCATCCACATGTCCACCTCTAATGGTTTTATCAGGTGAATCATTTAAACGCTTAAAATCGCTTCTCTTGCTGTTCCACTGACCATATTCTAAGTGGTATATAAGATGCTTACATCTTTCATGAATCTTGACTCTACCTTGACCCATCCAGATCTTCATCTCATTTATAGCCCCTGCTTTATTATCTTTCTTTGTGGGCATGAATTGGATATTATGTAGCTGTCTTAAATCGTTGATTAGTTTCAGGTCATTATCCATAACTCTAAGGTACGGTTCTACGTTTTGCCCATCTTTGAAGAATCTGAGCTTTTCTTTCTTTTTAATTTCTAGTGCCAATGCCTCTGTAGTCATTGTGGCTCCACTCATTACAAGCTCGTCTGTGATTACTATAGCTGCATTTTTAAAGTCGTAGTATCCAAATAACATTACTGTTAAATCGACGTATCCAATATCTGCCCCAATATAAAAATCTGTATGCTCTGGAACCTCATAGTCATCTATTACGATCTTATCCTTGTTTAGGGCGAACTCTGCGCATATTGCCGACTCTGTATCAATTGCAACTTCACACATATACTCACGCTTAAAATCTGGATCTTCAACACCTCTTGGATAGTCCTCTATAATCTCTTGGACGATCTCTGGTGTAAAGTTTGGGTTATCATATATAGTGAATATCTTAAGTCTCCCTGAAGCTTTATATGGAATCATATATTCTGATACAAACTCATGGTCAGGACTCTTAGAAGGAGTAGATGCCATTATAATCCTACCGCCTGTAGTTCTAATAGTTGGCGACAGTACCGATCTAATTGCATATTTTAAATCATCTACGAATCCTGCTTCATCGACGATGCAAAGGTGAGCGAACCCTCCTCTAATCGAATCGATCCCTCCGCCATCAGACCCTGCTAATTGTATTTGCGATCCGTTGTGAAAATTATAAATCTTATCTTGAGTATTGAATATTGGTTTCAGCTCTTCAGGGCAATCTTCTGTGATCATCCTCATAACTGGTATAATATTTGTCTTTGCATCTTTTGCTTTGGGGAATACAAACTTTACCACCGAGTTAGGCTGCTTAAGACATTGCATCAAAGCTTCTATAACTAACCAGTATGTTTTACCAGTACGTCTAGAAACTACTACTACCGAAGTCTTAGTTGAATCTGTATCTACTGTATGCTTAAGTTCTTTTTGAACCCTATTAAGTTTCCACGACAGCTCTCCCTGTTCCCAGAGTTTTGCTACCGCCTCTTCTTTTGTAATGGTAGGTTTCTTCTTGGATTTATTTTTCATCTAAGCTTCCTACTATTTTAAGTAACTCTGCTGTAGATTCCTTCTTAGTAGGTTTAACCATAGAGTCATTCTTGCCTCGTATCTGACGAAGGTTCTTTAATAAAATATCGTAGTTTTTAATATCTCTATCGGAATAGTCCTGATCTCGTACTAACATAGCTATATGCCTAATACCGTCAACACAGATAAGCTCTTCTACTGATGTGAAGTCTATGCCCTCTAATTCCTCTTCTAAGCCATGTTCGATGATAATGTCTTTCATCTTACCGTTCTCAGCTTCAACCGTCGAGATTCGCTCCTTAAGAGCCTTTAACTCGGCTTCGAATTCATT